CTTGAAGCGGCATTTGACGCATTAGGTACAGTAGATTCAGTTGCAATGGGCGACCTCACTGTAACACTTAAAGATCTATACGTAGCTGTATAAGTTAGTATAACTTTAGAAATTTTAAAGAACCCTACTTTTTTAAGTGGGGTTTTTTATTGGCGTAAATATCTGTATGGAACAACAAGAATTGTTTGAGACAGAGGGCCCTTGGATATACGAATCACCTGATAGTGGGTCAACTTTATATAGACGCAAAGCTAACGATCCTCATTACAAGCGTGAACTAGTTAAACAGTTAGATTCTGAGTTCAGAGATTACAGAGACTGGATGTATAAACAGGATTGGACAGAATTAAGTAAAACACCAATGATTAAAGAATCTTTAGACAAATTAAGAGTACTGGTAGAACTTATGAAAGAATGATAGTTTGTTGGACATTAGCAGATATTACCGAAACTGGCTTTACTAAAAAGCCAAAAAATGAACACGATATCAAACTTCGTAATCAACAACGTAACTACGAAACGTTCATTCAGTTGATTAGTATGCGTAATCAACCTACGATAGTTATTCAGCCAACCATGGTTCTAGATAGAGATATAGCTAACATGCCATTTAGTAAAAATTACTTACAAGATATAGGATTTAGATATAATGTATGGATGTTTGCGTTTCAGTCTGAGCAATATACTACGTTTGATAATGCCAGTGGTCAACTAGGTGCCCTATTAGATGATTTTGATAACTGTCCTATCATTACAGGACTAGACGAAAATGCTAAAATATCCAACACAATCAACACCTTAGGTGAAAATTGTAATACATTCTTCCTCCACCAAAATGACCGATAGTGATAAATAAATGCAAAGCATCACAGAACAAACACATAACTTAGGCACATACTGGCTCATTAAAATACACACTAGTTCGAGTGATAAAATCCTATTGATGGAATTTATAAAATGAGTGCTACAAAAATTGAAAAAGAAAATTTAGAAGCCCATGTAGAGTTATGTGCGGAGAGGTATGACGCATTGGAAGAAAAACTAGACGCGGTTGAAGAAAAAGTTAGCTCACTAGAGATAGTTGTTAATGAGATCAAAGACATGATATCAGTCATGAATGACTCACGACAAAAACAGTTGATTAAATGGGGAGTAACTATAATTGGCTCTCTACTTGTATTGTTAGGATGGATGGTGATACACTTTATGGTGCCATACATTTTCACAGCGGTATAACTATGTCTGCGGCAAGTACACCATTAGAAAAGTTTCATGCTCTTGCCCAGCAAAGTCTTTCATCTATTTCAAAAAATATAATAGTAAAAAGACAGGACAGATACGAAGTTTTTGGTGAATTTCAAATACGCAACACACAAGATGGATTCATAGTTTACAGAAAAGAAAAAGAAGTAGCACGTTTTTTAAACAGTCGTAACGCTTTAAGCTATTGTATATTTGAAAAATATACCAAATTACAAGATGCCCAGCTATTACAAAGATTAGATCATAAGCTTCAATCAAAATTGTTTGATATTGCGGTAGCAAAAAACACTTTAACAAATTCAAAAGACCAAGACAAGAGATTTACAGCATTAGCCAGAGTTGAATTATATATTGACGAAGCAAAAATTATTAAAGAACAAATTAGTGAAGTAGTCGAGAAGGCTAAATACTTCCAACAAAAGGAAATAGACAATGAAGTTAACTGATATACAAGAAAAAACAGGATCTAAATTTATTAATCGTGTTATGAACAACTATTTTACTTCTAAAGTAGATGTTCATTCAATAAACGAAAGTAATGCACGTACTATGCTTACTAAAGTTAGATCGTTAATCAAAGAAACTAAAAGCACACCTAAGTTTCATAGCAGTGAGAAAAGCCCAGCTTACTTACAATTGCTTATGATGGAACAAGCTCTTACAGCTAGACTACAAGAATACGGTGCTGACAGTGTTAGATATCAGGGCGGTACTGCTTATAGTACAAGCAATTCATTACCAGTTGATCCAGACACTGATGAAGAAGACGAAGAAGAGATGGAAGAAGCATGTGGTTCATCTAAGTTAATGGCTGGCGACTACAAAAAGAAAAAGAAAGTTAAAGAATACGGTAAGAAGATTAAAGAAGATAAGATAACAGAAAGTGAAGTTGAAACAGCACAAGTTGTTTTAGCGGCACAAGACATGGTAGATAAAATTGCAGGTTGGATGGAAGACGTTGCTGACATGCAGTACAAAGATCTTCCAGGATTAGTAGAAATGATGCGTAATGAAGTTGGTGTCAATGAAGCACAAGCATTTTTAGACGCACAAACAGCAACATTATCAACTCTAATGACATCGTTAGAGCAAGCAAAAGCAGAGTCAACAACTGCAATGGCACCGTTAACAGGCGAGCAAGCAGTTGACCCTAGTGAGTTTAGCAACAATGACTTAGATTTAGATGCTGGTGTTGACAATGATACTCCACCTGAAGCAGACAGTGATGGTGATATTACAGAACCAGATTTAGAACCAGATCTTGGCAGAGAAAGAAGATAAATGAAACTGTTTGAGATTGGCAATCAATCACTTGAAATAGCCGCACTAGTACAATACCTAGTAGGTAAAAGTGAAGAGATGAAAACCAAACCTCAAATTAAAACAGATACATTTCTCAGTATGGCCAACAGCATGGGTATACAAACGTCATTTAGTAACTTACAAAATCTAGCACAACAAAATCCATTAAAAAATATGATAACTGATATTAATCAGGATACTATAGCATTTGGTGATGCAAGTGCATATAATAAAATGCCTGTTGATAAAGCCAGAGACGTTGTTAAAAAAATGGCAAAAAGATCAATGAGCAAAAGAACATAGCATATATACAGTTAACATATTGTTCCACAAAAGCCCTACTTAGTCATAGGGCTTTTTTATCTATAAATATTGCTTATGCACAATGACATTGACATCTCTACTTTTAATTTACGAGTATTTGAAGATACTATACTTGACCGTGATGAGTTATTAGAGTTCTTAAAAACAACGGCAGGACAGGTCAATTTAGATACTCTAGGTGAAGGACCTAGTCTTAATGAATGTGGACTAGTTGATATACTCAATGAGTCAGGTAAACCGTTTAGTGATATTCAAGTGATTACCCCAAACGAAGTAGAAGAACTCCCTGTTAAATGCACAACTAACAGAATTGGTAATTTTACTTTTAATTATTGGTTTGGGACAGTACATCGAGCTTATAAAAAATATACATTTAAAAATCTAGCTCAAGAACATTATAGACTAGGTTGTTTTATTGGACGTAAAAACTCAGATAGACTAGCTATATTATACTGGCTATCACGTTGTACAAGAACATTTTTAAGCTCGCTACGCGAAGATCACATAAACCATGACCGTAGACCAGATTTATACCGGTGGGTAGATAACTATGATAGTTTCAATGAGTGGGTTAGCAAGTTTAATATACCTAGCATTGATAATCACTCAGTGAATGAGCAATATCAAGATATTGATCTCAATGTTCCTAATTCAAAATTCTTAAACGTACAATTAAATATGCTAAACTGGTACAATGGTTTTGATGTTGAATTAGTTTGTGAAACGTTTGTTAGAGGGGACACTTACTTTCCAACAGAAAAAACTACTCGTCCTCTTGCAGGTGGTAAGCCAATGATAATATATGGTCCAAAAGATTATCTAGCAAGACTGCGTGATCAAGGATTTAAAACTTGGGGTGATTGTTGGGACGAAAGTTATGACGAATATGAGGGATTAGGACGATGGATGCGTATTAAGGAAGTTATTATTCAAAATAATGACTGGAACGTGCAAGAATGGAAATCTATTGTGAAAAAGGCTAATGCAATAGCTCAATACAATCAAGAATACTTTATGCAAGAAGTGGCTAATGGCTATAACTACTAAAAAGAAAATTAGCCTCTGTCAACCTAACTTCCAACAAGGTCCTATGGAACTTAATGCACACTATCTTCCGTATAGTACGGGCATACTATGGAGTTACGCCCAACAGTTTGATGAGATAAAAGACAACTACGAGCTGGATCAATTGATATGGGAACGTAGAGACATAGAAGAGTATGTAGAACTACTTAAGGACAACACAGTGGTTGGCTTCTCTACCTACGTATGGAATCGCAACTACACATACGCATTGGCACGCAAATTAAAAGAAAAAAATCCTAATATATTCCTATTCTTTGGCGGCCCTGAGATACCACACGAGAGGAATGATGTCTTTGAAACTTATCCTTTTATGGATCTTGTTGTAGTTCGAGAAGGCGAGATCACGTTTAAAAATTTACTGACAGCTCTACATAACCAGACGGATCTAAAAGAAATAAACGGCATAGTGTTAAATGACAACGGTGTGCGTGTGGTCACACAGAATGCTCCTAGGATACAAGATCTTGAAGATGTACCTAGTCCTTATCTAACAGGAGTATTTGACAAACTGATAGCAGAAACAGCAGGCAAAGTAGAATGGAATGCTACTATTGAAACTAATAGAGGATGTCCGTATCAATGTACATTCTGTGATTGGGGTAGTTTAACTTATGGTAAGGTCAAGAAGTTTGAATATAATCGGGTGCTTGACGAGATAGAATGGATAGGTAAAAACAAATGCGGTTACGTAACTATTGCTGATGCTAACTTTGGTATGTTCCGTGACCGTGACAATGAAATAGCAGATAAAATACTAGAAGTTCAATCTAAGTACAATTTCCCTCAAGGCGTAAGTATGACTTGGGCTAAAAATCAAAAAGCAGATGTATATAAAATAGTACAAAAATTATTCAAAGCTGGTTCCTTTAATCAAGGACTAACAGTATCAGTACAATCAATGAACTTAGATGTTTTAGAAAATATTAAACGTAAAAATTTAGGGCAACACAATATTACAGAAATATTTGATCTATGTAACAAGAATGGTATACCAGTTGACACAGAAGTTATATTAGGATTACCTGGAGAAACACAAGAAACTTGGAAAGAAAATCTCTGGTCGTTATTCCGTTTAGGAAATCACACGGGTGTAACTATACATCAATGTCAACTCTTAGAAAATGCTGAAATGAATTTACTACAGCGTAAAATGAACAAACTTGAAGCTGTTCCTATATATGATTACATGAGTGGCAGTTATAACTATGACAGTCTAGCAGAATCAGTAGATGTTGTTATGTCAACAGGAACAATGCCAAGAGATATTATGGTAGATACGCAAGTGTTTAATTGGTTTATAAACACGTTCCATATGAATGGGCTTACAACTTGGATATCCAGATTCCTGCATAAACATCAAAGTATTGACTATTCAGAGTTTTATGAAAAACTTATACCCTTTCTACAGCAAGATGATTGGTTTCAAAAAGAAGAAGATGAGATTAGACAGTTTTATAATAACTGGAAAGACCATGGCAGAATTAACCATCCGTTAATTGGGGGGACAGTTCCCATTCATGGTTGGAATCTAATCCACAGAACAGCAATGACCATGCACGCAGATCATAAGCATGATCGTGTATTTGATCTAATAGAACAATTTGTTAGAGAAACATTTGACTTGCCTGAGAAGTTAATGACACAATTGTTAGATTACAATAGAACATATGTATTAAATTACGACAAGCTACAACAGTATCCGTTAGCAAAAACATTTGACTATGACTTCTTTGGGTATATTGTCAATGAGGAACCATTGGAATCAACTACCATAGTCAAGTTTGACTTCCGTGAAAATAAAGATATGACATTTGATCGTTTCTTACAAGACTTTTGGTATGGACGTAAACGTAACTTTGGTAAAGCGTTTATCACTAAAGAAACAATAAAAGAACATGTTATTGAAAACGTTTGATAGTGGATGGAGTAAAGATCTGCCTATACCCAAGTGGCATAGCGAGCAACTCAATCACATAGCTCAAAACTATACTGGCCATGCTAAAGCGATAATAGCTAACAGCACTTGGTATACTGATGAGATACATTCAGAAGTGGTGGCTTACATCAAATCAAATAACATTAAAAATATTATACTCACTAGTCTATGTGACGCACACATCGCTAGACGAGAACTCTTTGAAGAACTAGAAGTCAACGTGTTTGAGATAGGTTATTATAGAGGCCCGGGCTTTTATGATTTCTTCGCATGTTGCTGGGATAGATTTGGACACACCGGACTCAGTGAGCACGAATTGTTAGACCATCAAACTATACACAAACCTTTTATGTGTCTCAATAGGAAACACCACGAGCATCGTGTTAAGATTGTAAACGAGCTTCGCAGTGCGGGTTTAACTGATAAAGGTATAGTCACACTAGCCGGAACAGACTTACGTCTAGATGAGGACTTTACTAATCATAAAAGCTATGCTCCTGAAAGCGGAGCTGACATTCCAAATGACATTATGTCACTAGGAGATACTCGTGTATGGTCTAGTCATTTTCTTAATGTGGTTACGGAAACATGGTGGGACATTAACCAGGCATATCTTGCCGCTGACAAATATTTCAAACCATTGGTAGGACTGCGTCCTTTCCTTATATGGAGTGAGGATATGGGAGTAGAATGGCTTACTGATCGCAAGTTTGATCTATATCATGATGACTTTCAAGACATTACGGACTTAGACCTTAGAGACCACAATAACATGATATCATTCCTGGAGGTGCTCTCAGCTCAACCAAAAAAATATCTAGAGGATAAATTTATTGCCCTTAGGGAAAAACTATTATATAATAGAAATAGATTTAACGAATATGTGCGAGAACAAAATTTAGATACAGTCATTGATAGAATGAACAAACAATTTAGTTGACATGCATCAATAAATACAGTACACTAATAAATTAGTATCAAGGAGGAATTATATGTCCTATTCGAAGGCCGTGATTGATCATTATGAGAATCCACGTAACGTGGGTAGCTTAGATAAAAATAGTAAAGATGTAGGTACAGGCATGGTTGGTGCACCTGCATGTGGTGACGTTATGAAGATACAGATACAAGTTGAAGAAGGGGTAATAACCGATGCCAAGTTCAAAACTTATGGATGTGGTTCAGCGATCGCAAGTTCAAGCCTTGTTACAGAAATGCTCAAAGGAAAAACCATTGAACAAGCACAAGCAATCCAAAATATGGAAATTGTTGAAGAACTGGCTCTTCCGCCGGTAAAGATACATTGCTCAGTACTAGCAGAAGATGCTATTAAATCAGCAATAATTGATTACAAAGAGAAAAACAAAAACAGTCAATGACCATTGGCATAACACTTACAGATAAAGCATACGAACGAGCATTGCGGTCAATTCAAACAAGAGAGAATACTGTAGGACTCCGTGTTGGTGTAAGAACAGCAGGATGTTCAGGACTTGCATATGTATTAGAGTTTGTTGACAAAATTGGTAAACATGACGAAGTGTTTGAGATTAAAGATGTTAAAATAATAATAGACAAGAAAAGTCTTGTGTACCTTAAAGGATTAGAAATGGATTGGGTTAAACAAGGACTCAACGAAGGCTTTGAATTTAATAACCCAAATGCCAATGGTGAATGTGGCTGTGGAGAAAGTTTTACTGTATGATAGTAGAAAAATTTGAGTACAAAGAACTAAAACGTACAACAACAGAAAAGCAACGTTTATATACATGTCCTGATGGTAATGCTGTTCCTAGTGTTACTACTATATTAGACAAAACAAAATCAGCAGAAAGTAAAGCAGGACTGGCACGCTGGCGTAAGAGTATAGGTGAAGCAAAAGCAAAAGCAATTGTAACCGAAGCCGCAAACAGAGGCACACGTATGCACACTTACTTAGAAAAGTATGTGTTAGGTGAAGAACTAAAAGAAACAGTAACAAACCCATACGCTCAACAGAGTTTAGATATGGCAAAGATAGTTATTAAAGAAGGCCTTAAAAATGTAGACGAGTATTGGGGAACAGAGGTAGCATTATATCATCCTAAGATTTACGCAGGTACTACAGACCTAGTAGGTGTACACAAAGGCGAAGATGCCATCATGGACTTTAAACAAACTAACAAGCCTAAGAAGCGTGAATGGGTTGGAGATTACTTTATGCAACTAGTAGCCTACGCCGAAGCACACAACGAAGTATACGGCACAGACATACGTAAGGGTGTCGTGTTAATGTGTTCAAAAGACTACAAGTATCAAGAGTTCATTGCAGAAGGCAACGATTGGGATATGTGGAAAGAAAAATGGTGGGCAAGAGTAGAAGAGTACTACGTTAATCATCGATAAATATGATTAATGGAACTTATCTTATTCGCATTAATAAT